GTGGGGAAGGAGGGGGGGGGTACCCCCACCTATGGGGGGGGTACATATCAGCCACTACCTATTGTGTGTTGCGCCTTATGGCACACTGGGCATAGGAAACGGATGTTGGTCGGGTCGTATTCACGCGCAGGATCGTCATGCACCCTGACCACGTGGTGCCCTTCCAACGAGTCCACGATGGCCCTGCACTGCTCACACGCATAGATCCCACGCGCCTTGCGTAGCTTCTCCTTGAACCTATGCCACGTCTTACCCCTGCCCTTGCCCTTGTGCTCGGGCTTGGGTTGCAGCATCGGATCCCACTTGCGAGGTAGGCCCATCAGGGATCCCGCATGCGTTGGATCTCGAGGTCACGCAAAAACTGGGGCACGTCGTGCAGGCGCAGCACGATCAGCCACTCACAGTCATCGGCCCGCATGAGAAGCGCCGTGTGGTCCAGCCGGTTGGCGCTGGCCGCCTGGTCGAGTTCGGCCCGCTGCATGATCGACTCGACGCCCAACCTAGCGTACCTCTTTACCTCCCATTTCCAGAACGTCATCGACGTGTCGAGGTCGCTGGCGCCGTCGACGCCGTTGCGTGCCGAGCGCTCGGCTGCGATGCCCAGGTGCTTGCGCAGCATCTCGGCGGCCTCGAGTTCGCCGCGGGCGCCCTTGTTGCGCTGCATGCGTCCCATCAGCCGGTCCCGTCTGCCAGGCGGCGCTCGATTTCGTTCGTCTCGTAGTGGGACAGTCGGGCCCGCAGCCTGGCGTTCTCGACCTCGAGCAGGCGCACCTCGGCCAGCAGCCGGTCGTGGGCCTTGCGCAGCTCGACGGCCCTGTCGGCTAGTGCGTCGATGGAGTTCAGGATGGACTTGACATCATCCGTGTTCATTTTGCTGCACCTTCTTCGGTAGTGACTTTGCAATGCCAGCGAAACGGACTTCCTGCGCCAGTTCGCGCAACTCCATGGTGAGTAGGCCGATACGTTCAAGCCATTGTTGTCGTTCGGCCTTGGCTTCCTCGGCAACCTTGACTGCGTCGTCACGTTGGGAGCGCATTTTGCTGTGATGTTGAACTAATTTCAGGAGATTGTGAATCAGGTTTAGTTCCTCCTGTAGTTCCTTATTCCAAGGCTTGCGTTCCTCCTGCAGTTTTGTCCTAAGGTCATGCAGTGCTTTCTCTTTGATGCGTAGTTCCGCCAGCATGTCCTGGAATAGAAGGTGCCTCATGCTTCTCCTCCTCGACCGCCGGGTGCGGTCGCCCCATAGGGCGATCCGTCATCCCGCCGGTCGATGGCTTCTGCGAATCGTTCCACCATCTCGTCCGACAGGCGGTGCGTCGGTAGACGCAGTCCGCCTGCGTCTCTGATTCCGTTGGGGGGGGTTGACAAACCCCCAGTGCTGGAGGTATGAAGCGCCCTGCGGGACGATGCTTCGCTAGGGCTCGCACGCTCCTCGGGTGCTTCAACTCCCAATGGGGGGGTTCTAGGGGGGGCCGCCAGGAGCGCCCGCCCGCCGTCGACAAACTGCTGGAAATGGCCGGGCTCGGTGAGGTGCCAGGTGCCTTTGTCGTCGTGGCGTGGCAGCGTCGACAGCAGGGCCTCGACGTGTAACAGCGCGTCACACTGGTCCTCCCTGGGCAGCGGCTCGGTGTCCTCGAGGTCGGCGAACCACGAACCGTCGCCGGGCTTGACCCACAGGGCCTTCGGGCGGCCGCCCGCCCTCTCGGCCTCCCTTGCCGTCCGGAAGGGCCCAGCGGCCTTGCCCGTGCCCCGTGGCGCGAACGACCAGTACGACACGATCCGAGCCGCCATGGACGGCTGCTCGGCGTCGTACCGGGGCACCAGCCTGGCGTAGCCCTTCTGCAGGTACTCGACGGTGATGGTGTTGCCGGTCTTGGACTCGCGGGCCCGCTCAATGGCCATCGCCACCAGCCGCTGGTCGAGTTTGCCGAAGCGCTCGTGGAATCCCTGCTGCTGGGCCTCGGGCGCTCGGGTGAGCGCCGGGAAGGCTCGGAGCAGGCAGTGCCAGTTGGCCCCCCACGACGGGGTGTCATCGTCAGAACGGAAGGTCATGGTGGTCCCCCAGGTCGATGGGCGTGGCCTTCTCGGCACGCTCGAAGTTCCAGTAGCGCTTGCCGTCCTTCTCAGTGCTCGTCACTCCGGTCAGCCGGATGGTGGCCCCTGCCCCCTCGGGCTGGGTCCACGACCGGAACGACGAGAAGTAGACGCCGCCCTGGCTGGTGGTCGACCACAGCAGCACGCGGGTGGGCTTCTTGGGGCCGTCAGGCAGTTGAATGCTGATGATCTTGCCGACGGCGTCGGTGTAGTACGTCCTCGCCCGGCTCGAGGGCACGTCGCCCTCACGGGCCCGCCACACCGGCCGCAGCTCCTCGGGCGTGTACGCGCACGGGTATGGGTCGGGCGCGTCCTTCGGCAGGTCCTTGTCGTAGGCCACCGGTGCTGGCGGGTCGAACGGGACGACCGCAGTGGGCGGGGGCACCACGACCGAAGGGGGCAGGGAAGGCCCCCCTCGAGCGTGGCGCGGATCCCCCCGCCCAACGGCAGCTTCTCCGTCGTCGTCGACGCCAGCCGGAACGGCGGCCAAAGCAGACAGGCCGAAACGACGGGCGTAGGTAATTGCGCTGCCGATGCCCTGGGCGTCGTGCTTGCCCGGGGCAATGTGCAGGGTGGATTCGATCCACTCCCCTGTTTCACCATGCATCAACCTGGTCGTAACGAACACAAACCCGTCCGCGTAGCCCGGGCTATGCGCGATGGCAATGCCGTGCTTCGTCAACGCCGGACGGCAGGCTTCATCAATGGCTTGCAGGTCTGCGTACTTAGATCGGAAGTGCGGATTTGTGGCGTCCTTGACGGCGACCCCGATTTCGCGCTGCGCAGCCGCAAGCGCCTTGGCGATGGCGCCGACAGTGGTGCTGGTGTTCATGCTCACTTCTTCACCTCCAAGAGGGGATAAATGTCTGGAATTGGCGCAGGAACAATGAGTTTGCCGAGCGTTTCGCCTTGGGCGTACGCATTCCATGAACGGACACACATCCACAGAATCTGCCTCTGCTGCTGATCTCCTGATGACCGAAACGTTGCGTTTGTCAGCCGGTTACGCAGAGTCAATCGCGGGTCACCCATGTGCAGCATTTCCCCAATAACCACACCGTCTACGAATGCATGCACTGCAGGCATCAAGCGTTCGTCATCAATCTGCTGAACAGATAGAAACGCACACAAGCCAACCAACTGGTTGAAACCTGCCATCTTCGTAGTCTTAGGAAACGCCGAAACGTTGAATCGGGTTACAGCCTCAATTACTTCACGGTGACTGTGAACCGGACGTGTAGACCATCCCCCCTCTAGCCACAGCGCCATGCGCGCGGCAGCAAAGGTGGTCGTTTGCAGTTTCATGCCTTGAACTGCTGCAAGGTCACGGGTAGAACGTGGTCTGCCGGTATCAACGTTCACGATCTCTGATCGGTCGATTTCCACGACGTACCAGGTGCGCGGCAGTCCAGCCTCGATTGCCGCCCGCAGCCGGTGCTGGCCATCAGCCAGCGACCCGTCCCGGTACAGGACGATCGGTGACAGCCCGAAGTTGAATCGGCCGGCGACCATTTCCCGGTGGTACATCGTCCACCGGTTGGACAGCGTGCGGTTCTGCTGGTTGGCCAGCAGCTGCTCCATCTGACGGACGGAAAGTGTGATGCGCTTCATGCTCCCACCTCCCCGTACATCCAGCCGGTGGCCGGGTCGATGTCGGACAGGGGCAGGCCGTCGTCGGCCAACGTTTCAGGCTCAGGTCGTTCCATGTGTGACTCCATGTTGACGCCGGATAATTCCGGCATGCGTTTCATATCGTCACTCTTTGCACCTGTCTATAGGTCCGAGGTGCGATTATCCACTTTTTCGGCCACAACACGGCTTTGGCGGCTGGGTGTCGACGGTGACGGACACCCACTTGCCGAGCGGGCACGACTCGCCGGCCACTCGCACTTTGGCGCCGGTGAAGCAGCCGCACGACAGGCACCGGCCGCAGTCGTGCTGGTCGCACTGCTGGCAGAACGCCCAGCGGGCCTGCACCTCGGCCACCGGTGCTGCCTGCACGCCTAGCGCTGCCTTGGCTACGCCTACAGCTCCTCGGACCATGTCGCCCAGCCCTGGGCCTTCGGTCACCTCGGGCTCGCCGCTCGGTGTCATGCGCCATCGCTTCATGGTGTCGTCCTAGTCACAGTAATCAGGCGCTTGATGCCCAGGCGCTCGGCCTGTTCCATCGAGAGCACCGCGGGCGTCGGCGGGCTTGCAGCAACGCACGGTGCGCATTCGTCGTCGACGATTGACGTTGGCGAGACTCCCGACGGTCCAATCGACGTACCAACACCGGTGGACAATGGGTCTCCGAACGTATCCCATGGACAGTAGTCGTTGGAAACGACCATTAGGTCCCTACTTGGACCTGGGGTGTCATCGAAAATGTACGCCGCGAGCAATGTAAACGTGCGCAGCGCCGAAGTACCAGTCACGAGATACAGGCGTTCATCCACCGGGCCTTCGTAGATGCAGACGACGCTTTGCGTCCAGTTGTACGGCGACCCCTGCGTGCGGTCGAAGTCGTGCGTAAAGCTGTTCCAGACGTAAGTAATCGGATACACCACACGCCTAACGGTGAACGTAAAACGCAGCGTGCTCCGGCAGCAGCACCTGCCAGCAGAGCAAGGGATGCCACCATTGCCACCGACCGGCTGCGTGCATGGGCCGCACTCAATGGCCGGTCCGTCGCAGATGTTTTCCCGATGTCGGTATGACATCGAGTTGACGTTAGATCCGCTCGACAGCGTTACTTGAAACGTCGATTGGGAGTTCCGCCTAATGAGCAGCTGCCCCGATCCAACGGTGAGCGCCCCAAAATCTACGGCCGGTTCAACGTCCGCTGACCATTCACCAGCTTGCAGTGAATAACCGGGCGGAGGAGGATTGACCAGCAGGGCATAGAAAGTCGAATCCTGACTATCTTCGCCAGATGGACCAGGACAGGCACATGTCCGCGGTAGTGTGGTGCATCCGTTGTATGTGAATCGTTTATTGTCTGTACACCTTTGTGCGTACAAAACCAAAGGCAGTTGCTTGGCTGAACTAACGACTGTGTAACACGGATAGTTTGTCCGTTGGGACGTGAGGATGGCCCGCCCCATTCGATCCCAATACTTCTCGGCAAAGGATGGGATTGGTTGATTTGTACAAAGCGCTGACTGGTCGCAACAGAATGGATATTCAGTCGCAGACGTATATCCAGCCTGACCCTCCACTTGCGGATTCAGTTGAATATCTGTGATGGCAGACAATGAGAAATTGCCTGCGATAGCCGCTGTGTCTATTGAAGCCGTGTACGTGAAATCTCCCAGCCCGGTGTACGGGACTGGACAGTCATCGTTGGCAAAGCAGCCCTGACAGCAGCAGGTTCGAACCAGCGTCACTTCTTGAACTTCGACAGCGGGAACAGGTTCCCGGCGACGTAACCACAAACGCCAAGGAGCAGGGCGAACCAGACACTACCGATGAAACTGGGCATGGTCATTTCCTCTTCCGGCTAGGAGTGCGAATCGGCGCGGCACGCCGGAACGCCGCGTCAAACGTCGGATCAGCCCGGCGCAGCTCGGCCACCGCGGCCACGGCTTGCTCGGGCGTCAAGTCGATCAGGCTGGCCGTCAGTTCGGCCGCTCGGCGCTCCGTCGGCGTCACGATTCCCAGCCAGCCCTTGATCAGCCGCCCGACGCCGGTATGCCACACGATGAAACCGACGCCGAGCACGGCGAGCGCAATGCATACCCAGACGAGGGGGGCCACCCACCAGGGCACCTGGTCCTCAACGCCTGTCAGCGCCATGTAGATCATGTCCACGGCGTCAAGGATACGCGCCTGCTCGCCCTGGCCGGCCACGGCCTCCACTTTGATCGTCGGCAGGCTGGGCGCTGGGGCGTCAGCCTCGTTGGCGATGCGCTCGAAGCGTCGGCCGCTGCTGTGCGCGAGTTGACGCACGGCGGTCGTGTTGGCGGCAATCCGCTCGCTCGGACCAGCGCAGGAGGTCGCCACGACGACGACGATGGCGGGTAGCCATGTCAGGGGTCTAGCCATTGGATGGCCTCCATGGCATCGCATCGCTCTGCGTCGGTCCCCACGCCATCAAATGCCGCCTGCAGACTGGCAGCGAGCAGGTGGTATTCGTCCCGCCGGCTGGCGATGTCGGCCACCACCGGGCCGGCCGGCACGATGCCCAGCGCCGCGTTGCGCTGGGTGTGCTCGGGCGCGACAGCCAGGATTGACGCCGTGCAGGCCGCCCGCAAACGCTCGAGCTGCTCGAGGTAGACCGTCGGCGGCGTCCTCGTGTCCTCGACCGTTACGGTGCCGTCAGGGTGGTGCAGGTAGGTCTTAGGCATGGTCAGTACGCGGAGATGAGTGCGACGTGTTGGTTAGTGCTTCCGTCGTTGTAACGGAACGTCGTGGGCGCCGGGTCGGCGAGATCGTGCGAGCCGATGTCAGCGTAGAGTCCGAAAATGCAGTCATTCGCTGCGGTGTTGAATATGCCCATCGGGTTAGACGCTCTGGCGCTGATGCGTCCGAACGATCCAGTCGCCGTGGAGTAGATCACGGCCACCCAATACAGGCCGGGAGCGAGTGTCACAAGCGGCGTTCCCGTGGCCGCGTTGTATCCGAATCCGCCGCCCGTAGCGATCGCAGCGCTGGAATACAAACGGGTGCTAGGTCTTCCGTCGGTTCCGTCGGGCTTGTACACGGCGAACTTCACATTGCCGCCGATAGTGCCGTAGGTCTGCGATGCGATCGTCTTGATGTCTACCGTGTGCGGAATGTAGAACAGGTTATAAAAGGCACGGTTCGCCGTCGGCGTGCCCCCTGCCGCGCATGCGTTAGCGTTTAGCGGCATCGAGTAGATCCGTTCGTTCGAGCCGGTCGATGCGTCGATGCCGTCGGCCGGAAGCCGCGGACAGTGGAAACTCTTGTTCGCCCATGTCGTGGCCGTGGCACTGGTCGATTCCAGCACATAGCCAGCCGTGTCAAACGTCGGCGTTCGCACCCACCGAAACACGCTGCTGGCAGACGAATCCTCAGCGTAAATGATCCCGTCGGCCGTGTTGACGGCAAGTTCGCCCTGCAGCAGCTGCGCGGTGCTTGGCGCCGATCCCGCCGTGCTCGAGCGCTTGAGCCGGATTTGGTCGGACATCAGTAGGTCCCCCCGTCAACCGAAACCGTCAGGGCCGACACGCATTCACCGTCGTACTGGTTCATGCGCTCAAAGAGCGCCACCGTCACCCCAGCGGCCGTATAGACCATGGCAGCCATAACGAACGCGCCGTTGGGCACCGGCTGCAGCGTAAAACCGGCCGCGTTGGCCCGCGTTGCATTCACGCCACCGGCCGCCGTGCCTGCGGTGTTGCCGTACTCCGCCAGGTTGTAGGCCGTCACGCCGATGGCATCGGTTTCGGTAATGGTCGTGATGTTGGTAGGCGTAGCCTGAGGCTGGGCCTTGCTCAGGGTGTACGTCCACCGGTTGGATGTCAACAGCGTGCTGCCGGTCACTGTCATGGGGTGCCACGCCACGACCGACCCACGCTGCAGCAACAGGTTCTCAAGTTGCCCACGGGTGGCCGTGACGAACTGCGCCGCCTCAACCATGAGGTTGAACGCATCGGCAGACTGGCCGACAGGTGCATAGACCGATGGTTGGAGGAATCCGGTCATGGCCAAGCGGGCTTAGGGTTGGACAGAATGTCGAGCACTTCGGTGGGCAGGATCACGCCCGCCGTGTGGAATGCAGCCGTGTCGGGGTATGCCTGGTACCACACTACCTTCGAGGTGGCCTTCATCGTGGAACCGCCGACGCTAATCGAGGCGTCCGGCCAAAGAGAACCATCTACCGGGTTGCGCAGCGGCGTTTGTTCTAGGTGGAACCACTCGTCGTACAGAAACGTGTACACGTCCATGCTGACGGAGTCACTCACGTAGCGCCGCTCGTACGACTGGAACAGGACGGTGCCAGCGGCGTAACCGGCGAACGCTGCCGAGTTTCGTTTCAGCAGGTCCTCGGTGATGTTTGCAGGCACGTTGGTGTAGCCCAGCGCCGAGTTGGTGTCATTCACCAAGAACTCGACGCGAAACAGCTCCTGCCGCACAGACCTAATAAACGGCGTGCCCATGATGTTCGTCACGGTGCCGTTGGCAATCGGCAGGCTGGGCGGCCAAGCAATGGTGCCGCTCGTTGGAAACGACGTTGCAGCCGGTCGGATGTATTGCGACACCTTGCGCTCGGCACTCTGCAGGCTGGTCTTGACGCCTCGGAACGGCGCCACGCCGACCACCGGCCCCCTGGCGGTCGATGTCACCATGTAGGTGTTGGCGCGGTCCGGGTGGGTCTCCACCCTGATGTCCTGCACGATGAACTGGGCCAGCCCGCCGTCGATGGTGCCAAGTGCCAGACGGGTCCCGAGCGCCTCGATTTGGTCGAACGGTGCCGTTTGCGCCTTGATCGAGTTGTAGACGTTCCAGCTGTCCTCGCTGGTCCCGACGTAGGCCGGGTCGTCCTGTGCCACGAGGAACCGGGTGGTGTGCACGGCCTCGGTCGGTTCCATTCCGATCGTCAGTGACTGCTGGTTGTGCTGCCTGAATACCTGCCACGCCATCAGCGGCTCCTATCTGTGTTCTGCTTGATTTGCTCGAGCACGCGCAGCAGCTGCAGGTTCAGCGACTCGAGCCGCCCGGTGTCACCGCTTGCCATTGCAAAACCAGTTTCGGCCCGTATGGCCGATTCCTGCATTTGCAGCTTTTCCAGAGAGGTCGCACGTTCCCCGCCGCCGAGCATGCGGAAGCCGATTCCCATGTCCTGCAGCACCTTGTCCGTATGTCCACCGAAGCCGTAGGTGGCGTTTGCTATGTACGCGCCCGGATCGGTGAAAAAAGACTCAATGTTCCTCGCTTGCCGTCCGGACGGTGACGTAGCCCGCAGCGCGGTAGCGATTTCCCGCTGTGCCCCACGCTCGATCCGTGCGGCACCCGGCTCGTCCATACCCAATCCGACCATCCTCTGACCAGCAGCCATCTTGGCGTGCATGGCGTCAATCTCGGCCTTGATCATCCGCGTGGAGAATGGCTTGGTCATTTCATCGAGCGTCTTCCGCGCCTCGATGTTGGCCTGGTAGAACGATCCGATGGCCTGAAACAGCGGGCTGGCCATGGCAGCGCCGACAAGGTTCTGCATGCGACCGAATTGGCCGCGGATGCCCTCGAGGGTTGCAGCCGCCTGCTGCCCTGCCTTTTTCAGGCCGGTCAGGTCTACGTCGATGCCAACTGCTAGTCCGTACTTCGCCACGTTGCCACCTTCCCGAGGGTAGTCATCCAGTCAGTCTGCCCTGGCTTGCGCCAAGGCTCCACCACCGTCTGCGGCTGACGAGTCAGCCCGTACGCCAGGACCGTCAGCAGCCGCTCTATGCGGTCGGCTGCGGTCCACTCCAAGGGTTTGCCATCACCCCCTGGACGAGTGCCATGGCCACATGCACGTCCAGCGCTGTTGAGCCCGGCACGCCGTCTACCCGGGTGCAGGACTCGAGCACGAACGCCTGTTTGGCGTCCTCGTCCAGCTGCTCGACCTTGCGCCACTCGCCAACCGTGATGGGCCGGACCTCGAGCACGGCCGGGTAACCGGCCACCGCCTCGCTGTTCAGGGTGCGCCAGGTCATGCTGATCGGCTCACAGTGATCTGCCCGACGTACTGCCAGCTCAGCGTTGCTTGGTGCACTGCGTCATTGGCATATGTGGCGTTGAATCCTGTAATCACAGCGCTTCCGGTGTAGTCAATCCCGCCAGATGCTCCACCGCTGGCGTTGATCGTAATGGTCACCGCTGACGTGTCGGGCGTAGCCCCGCCGAACTTTGCTGCCAAGGTTCCCGCCGTGGCGTTGTCCGTGTGGATCGTTGCTGATCCAGTCACGTTCGGCCGCCCCTGAATAGCCAAAGTAAACAACGAGTTGAGCACGGTAGCGTCAACGGTAGCGCTTGATGCCGTGATGTTGATGTCACTCGCGTCTACAACGACTGCGGATCCACCACTAATAGTAATTGACAATGTCGTGCCGTTTGCGATGAATGCCATGTCTTAGCCTCCTGTTGCCCAAATGCGGTACGTCTGACGGACCACCCGCGGGCCGTCGTCGGTGCCTTCCTGATCGTCCATGCGCTCCACGTCCTCGCCGTCGGTGGCGTTCCATTGAATGCGCGTGCCGTCTACGGTCGTGAATCCCGCGTTGTCGTTGAGCACTCCCGACACAGCAGCCGCCAGAGTCCGGGCCGCCGACAAACTGACGGCGATGCAATCCACCGACACGGCGAACTCTGCCAGGCTGGTCGTTTGCGCCAGCGTGCGCACGGGAGTCCGGCTATCGATGCTGTAGACAATGGCCGGCAGCGCGGTACCTTCCCGGCGCCATTCGGGGCTGATTCGCGTGCCGACGAGCGCGGTAACGCCAATGTCGCTGGTGAGCCGGTCGCGGATGGCGGTTTCGATGCTCATTTCTTCGACACCTTCATACGCGCCTTGCGGGCCAGTTCGGTCAGTTGCGTCTCGATGACGATCGCCAAGTCCTCTTTGAGGACCGAGGGCGGGAACTGCTGGTACGTGGCCCGCTTTACGTGCCACTGTGCGCGGCCGCTGTCGACGATTGGCGCGATGTACGACCTGGGGCGCCGCTTGTACCGGAAGCCGGTGCGGGTGGTGGTCTTGAGCCCGCGGGTGTCACCCATGGACTGAATGACCTTGCTAGCCGCCTTGCGCAGGCTTTCCTGACCACCGTAGCTGCGGTAAGTGGCGCCGTGCGTCAGCCAATTCTGCTTGTACGTTGTCGCCAGTCGCTTGAGGCTGCGCCGAAGCAGCTGCTTGTACAGGTTCCGGCTGACTCGGTCGGGCAGCGTCAAGAACACCCTTTGGGCATCTGTGAATGCCTTGTTTGCCCGGTCGCTGGTTCCTGCGCCAAATCGCAACAGTTCCAGGTTCTCCGAAGCGTTGACCTGGCGTTGCATGAAACGCTGATAGTTGCGCAGGTGCTCCGGCGAATTGAACTCGGCGCCGCGGCGGAAGCTCATGCCGTCACCTCGAGCGCTTCGCAGTGCAGTTCCATGCGCCGCAGGGTCGGATCTAGTACGCCGGTGACCTGAAGAACTCGGTCAGACTTGCCCGTTTCGCGCAACAGAATCCGGCTCTTGACGGTCACCGAGTCAATCCAAGGAAGGATCAGCCTCCACGCCGTCTGCCCGCGGTTGATGTCCACCGAGTCGATGCTTCGGCCGTCGGCCGATTCGATGTAGCCCAGCACCGTGGCGGCCGTGTTCCAAGTTTTCACGTCCTGCCCGTAAGCGTCAACAGTGGCAACGGTGTAGTTCTGCACCGCCATTTCGTGCCGGAACATGCCACGCGGGACCATCAGTGCACCCCATGCTCCCCGAGCATCGCGATCAGCATCTGCTCGGCCTTGCCCTCGATGGCGTTAGTGCTGTCGCCGCGGTCGGCGTACAGGCGCCCGCACAGCTGCAGCGCCAGCATGTTGATGTAGTGGTCGCCAACGAGGGTGACCCAGTTCAGGGTCACCGGGCGGTTCCAAGCCTCATCGACCAGCACCGCCACGCGCTCTCCGTCCCAGTGCAGTTCCGGCGTAGCGGTCTGCGTAACGGCGGCGTCGTCGACGT